GAGGAAGCCGGGGAAGTTCGCATACATGCCGCTGTCCAGCAACTCGCGCCAAGCCGCCGTGATGGCGTTGGTCGTGTTGCCGAGAATGTGGAGCAGGCCGATGTCGTAGAAGCCGAGGCCGGGCACGAAGGTGTACTTGATGAAGTTGGTGCGGGCCTCGGGGAGCTGCGCCTCGTCCTCGTCGTAGTTGCGGACGATGGACAGGACTTCGCGGGAGGACAGGTCGATGGTCACCCGGTAGGGGATCTCAAGGCCGCTCTCCTTGCCCTTGTACTTGTGCTCGAAGCCGGGGATGTCCAACTCGCAGTAGACCTCGTAGATCTCGCGGTCGCGGTCCTCGGGCCGGAAGGAGCCCGCCGAGATGCCCTGCTGGGCCCGCTCCTCGCGCTGCGCCGCGTCGAGGTCGGGGTCCTTGGCCATGGGCAAGTCAACGTCGCGGTAGACGCCGAGGATCTGAAGGCGCCGGACGGTGGACGAGCGCATCATCGAGCGGTGCGTGATCCGCTTGGCGTTGCGCAGGTCGGTCGCGCTGTTGTTCACGATGAGGTCGTCGGCGTCCACGCTCTCGGACACTGGGCGCCCGCGCAGGGGGCAGAAGTAGACCTTTTTGAAGCTCGTGCCGCCGAAGCCCAGCATGAGGAGCATGCGGTCGGTGTCGGGATAGTACTCGGACGCCGTGGCCGTCAGGTAGTGGTTCAGGTCGCGCTCAAGCGAGTTGGCGAGCGTGTCCTCCTCCAGCGTGCCGTTGTTGTTGTCGTCCCGGATCTTCACCGGGCCGTCGGTCGGGAGCAGCTCCGAGCGGGCGTTGGCCTGAAAGCGCAGCACGGCCTCCAGCAGCAGAGGGTGTCGGACTTTTGACATGCCCTCGACCGGGGCGCCGTCAGCCGAGCCCCCGAGGCCCGGTATCTCCAACTTCAGGCCGAGCAGCTTGATGCCCTGCGCCCGGCCCTCGATCCAGTCGCGGCGGCTCTCGATGTCGTCCTCAATGCCCCGCAGCAGGTCGTCGGCGATGGAGCCAAGCGCGCCTTGGTCGATGTCCTCGACGAGGTTGTCGAACCATGCGCCCTTGGCCTTGCCGGGCTGATCGACGAGGCTCTTGCCGTCCATGCTGATCGAAATCGACCCGTCGTCGTGCTCGATACGCAGGACCGGCTCGTTGTCGTTCAACTCTGGAACCTCGGCGTCAGTCGCCTCAATGATCACGTCTGGCGCCATGGGAATGGCCGCGTCGGGCAGGCCGGGCAGGCGGATGTTCTGGGGCGCGAGGCCGGGCAAAGGCATGTTACGTTCCTTGAACTGGCGGCTCGGGCAATGCTTCCATCTCCGCGACGAAGCGGGCAATGCCTTGCTGTGCCGCGATTGTATCAGATTGGGCCATGATCTCATAGTGACGGACGAAGTCGTAGGGCTTCTGGCCCCAGACCTCGACCCTGAAGTTCCCGATCCGCTTGGGCGTGTTGGGGGTGATGACATCGACGACGGCGCTGGCGTTGATCATGGCGGTGGCCTCAGATGGGGTAGAGGGGTGCGGGAGCCGAGCCAATGTGGCGGCGCCCGGCGTCGATCTCAGCCATACGCTCCGGCGCCCGGACGAGCAAGCCGGTCTCGCGCAGGTGGCGCAGGGCCATGCTGACGGTGTCCACCAAGTCGTCGTGCTTGCCCTTGGGGAACGTCTCGCACTGGCGGATGACCATGTCGGCCCAAGCCCGGTCGGGGGCGAAGATCATGCCTTCGGAGAAAAGATGCTGGATGGAGTAGACCCGGGCCAGCTTGTCGAGCGAGCCGGGGTTGATGAGCTGGACGGCGAACTCCTCGGCCCCGTACAGGCGCCGGATCTCTTGGGCGACGGACAGGCCGGACGCCTTGGCCTCGACGAGGAGCTTGTCCACCTTGAACTTGCGGCAGGTGCTGGCGACCTTGGCCACGAGGGCGGACAACTCCAAGTGCTCCTGCCACGCGCCCATGAGGAAGACGCGGGGGACGCTCTCGGGGTTGTGGTCGAGCATGTCGCGGATGCGGACGCCCTCGTCGAAGCGGGCGGCCTCCTCCTCGACGCTCTTGAACCGGCCCCGTGGGCTGACGAAGTTGTCCGACCGGGCGGACGTGGCGATGTCGCCCGAGAAGATCCCCCAGACCGTCATGGCGCTGGGATCGTTCTCGGTCTTGGACGTGTAGGCCGTGTCAATGGACGCGATGATGTAGTCGAAGGGCGGGTAGCCCTCCTCCATCCACGTCTCCCACCAAGCGCCCTTGATGACGCCTCCGCCGCGCGGGGTCGGCTCCTGCTGGAACTGGCCCGCCGTGGCATACGGGCCCATGACCTTGCTGTCGCGGTCCACAACGTCCTGCGGGAAGCGGGCGGGGAAGAGCAGCTCGCCCTCGGTCTCGCGGGGGTCCACGATGCCGAGCTTGGTCGGGTAGACGCGGGTCTTGTCCAGCATCATCGGGAGCATAACGTGATCGTACCCGAGGCGCTTGTCGAGGATGACGCCGGACACGTCGGCCTCATGAAGCCGCTGCATGATGACGATGATGGCGGACGAGTCCGGGTTGTTGAGGCGCGTCGGGACGGCCTCAAGGAACCACTGGACGGTGGACTCGCGTTGCGCATCACTGTTGGCCCCATCGACGCTGTGCGGGTCGTCGATGATGACCCTGTCGCCACGGGCGCCGGTGATCGACCCGGCGGCTGCGGCCTGTCGGAAGCCTGTGCTCGTGTTCTCGAACTTCGTCTTCTGGTTTTGGTCAGATGTCAGGTTGACCCGGTCGCCCCACCGCTTCTGATACCACTCGGACGTAATCAGGCGCCGCATGCGCAAGCCGTCGCGGATGGCGAGGTCGAGGCTGTGGCTGGCGCAGACGTAGCGCAGGTGTGGCATGTTGCGCGGGCCCCACTCCCACGCTGGCCAGAAGACGCCGCAGAGTAGGGACTTCATCGTGCCGGGCGGCACGTTGATCAGCAGGCGGTTGTAGAGTTCGCCGTTGTCCAGTTCGACGCCGTCAGTGATGGCTTCAAGGTGGGCACAAAGAAAATCAATATGCCAACCATGTGTGTATGGCTGACCGGGCTCAATGACATGAAACGCCTGCTTCACGAACGACGCGAGGCTTTCCTCGGCGTCCACCAGATCCAGCTCGTAGAGCGTCTGGTCGATGTCGATCTTTTGATCGCCATATGTAATGTAGCGCGCCATCAGCAACTCAACCCGACGCGGTCAACGAGGTACGAGTTGCCGTCCTCGTCGTAGACTTCGAACAGGGTCATGACCTCGATGTGGTCTTCCTGCGAGGAGTAGATGAGGGTGCCGTCCGGAGCCTCGTAGCAATAGCCCTCGTCGTGGCTGTCCATCTCGGGGCGGCGCAGCCAGCCGTAGGTCCAGTGGGGGCCGCAGGATTGGTATGGCTTCATATCTTCCTCCCCATCGTGACGTTCGCCTGCGCTCTAATATCTTGATTGCGCCAAGACCAGCACTCGCCAGTGTCCTGAAAGACGACCCAGACAAGATCGTGCTCGGCGCCATAGTCAATGAGGACGTGCGCGAGGCCCGGCCCCTTGGGCGTCGTGACCGGCAGCGGCGGGTCGAGCCGGAGCATCAGCGTTCTCCGGGGTCGTGCTCGATTGTTTTCCCGGCGCTCAGCAGCGCCATGCGCAAAGCGTCACGACTGTCAGCGTCAAGCTGACGAACGTCAACGGCGCTGTTTGTGACGATGGTGATCGACGGGCCTTCTTCGCGTTTTTCGCAGTAATCGTCCCTGAACCGGGCGGTGACCGACTTAGTCCAGACGGCGGCGTTGAACTTGTCCGCGACCATCCCGGCTTTGCCAGCCTTCTCCCACCAAGCCTGTTCGTGGATCTTCGCGCGCGTTATAGCTGTGCGAAAATCTTCGTGCTCGTCGGTCCACCTGATCAATGTAGCGCGATCAACATCCAGATCCGAAGCAATCTCAGCAGGCGAGCAGCCCTTGCGTCCAAGCTCAATGACCTTCTCGCAATACTCGGGCCGATAGAGCGACGGGCGCCCGACAGGTCGCTTTTCTTTTGAGGCAATCGCCTTCTTAACAGCCATGTTCAAGCCCCTCACATTCGCATCAAAGATAATCCCTCTCTGATGAAAGGACAATGACCCCCAGATTTGCGGGGGAAACGTCCCACTGAAATTATTTTCAGGAAAATGACGAAAGGCGTTTGACAGGCGAAAATTCTTCGCGTACAACTCTAATCACGGTCGCTGATGACCTGACTGATTGATATGGAGACTGACATGACCAAGTTCATCGCCCGCCGCTCTGGTTCTGACTTCAACCTCTTCGTTGATGGCGTTCAGTTTGGCCGCCTCGCCGATTGCGAGGTCGCCCACATCTTCATCACCGACGACGAGCGTCTTGCCCAGTACGTCGAGATTGAGGCTGATTATTCCATCCGCGAAAAGCTTTCTGCAATTCGCGCCGGTTACGAGGCTTATGTTGCCGACATCCGCGCAGAAATGGATTTCGAGCGCGCTTCTGAAAGCGCATGGCTCCGCGCCGCCGAGTATTGCCCCGAGGCTCAGGCTGATCTTTATGATCGCGTTTCTGCTTACTGATCAAACGGGGGCTTCGGCCCCCACCACCTTCATCCAAATGGAGATTGATATGCAACGCCAAGTCCCCACCAAAGACACCGGGCTCCTCGGCATCATGCGCAGCGCGCCCTTCGTGAAGGGCTTCAGCGAGGCGCGGGCGGGGAACCCGATCCGATACGACGCCTACATCAACAACGCGAACTCGCAGTGGAACTACGAGCGCGGGCGCCTGTTCGGCCTGATCTTCAGCGGCCCCCTGAAGGTGGGCAGGGCGATCAACCGGGTGGCGGCCCTGCATTTTTCGGTCGCGATCCACCAGAAGGTGATCCTGTAAAGGGGAGAAGACCAATGATGGACACCCGAATGATTAATGAGACTGGCAACAGGTATGGCTGCCTTGTGGTCCTGCGCCTGTCAGGGAAGCGCAAGCGCGACAAGCCGACGTGGCTGTGCCAATGCGTGTGCGGGAAGACGCACGAGGCTTTGGGTCAGGCCCTACGCTCGGGCAAAGTAAATTCCTGCGGGTGCTACAAGCTGGCGCGCCTTCCCAAGCGCCGGTTCTTTGGCAGGAAAAACCCGCTCGACATGGTCGATGATGACATTATCTAAAAAAAGTTATCCACAGGGGCCAACAGGACTAGACAAGCGAAATATCTTCGCGTAATCTCTTTACATGGTTGCTGATGACCACATGGAGATTGACATGACCAAGCAGATGAACGCCCAAGCAGTCGCCCAGATCCGCAGCGAGATGGATGCAGCCAAAACTTCTAAGGGCGCTCGCAAGGCGATGGCCAAGCTGGCTCTATCTCGCAACAACTTGACCGACTGCGGTCGGGCAGAGTGGCAGAAAGAACTGATCTGATTACCAACACCAGCATCAACTTAACCAAATGGAGATCGACATGAACACCTTCACAATCATCGTTCGCAAGGGCCCCTACAACGACCGCACCATCCCCACCGACTGGATCAGCGAGACGCCCATCCAGACCTTCGCCGAGGTGGTCAAGGACGTAATCGACGGTCAGGTTGACGCTGAGGACATCGCGAAGGTCATGACCATCGACTTGGCGGCGGGCACCGTGACCGACGTGACCGGCGACGTGGCCGATTTGGTCTGGCAGGACTACGACGCCAACAATCTCCACGCCTCCAAGGAGGTGAAGGCTTGGCTCGCGAGCTTTGGCCACGAGGTTGACCACCTCAACGGCGAGACCAAGGAGATCCGCCACTTCTACGGGCGCTGACCCCGAGGAGGGGGGAAATACCCCCCTCAACTTCCCCCAAAATTATGGAGATCGACATGACCACCAACTACAAGATCATCGTGAGCTTCAACGTCCACTCGCTTCACCGGAGCTGGGATTGGTGCGCGGTCACCGACGACTACGACGGGCAGGAGGACGACCCGATTGGCTACGGCGCCACTGCGCTGGAGGCCATCGAGATCCTGATGGATCAACTAAATGACCGGGAGGCGAAATAATTACGCAGACCCTGTTGACACAGCGAAAGCGTTTCGCTAAATTGAAATCACGGTCGAGATAGAGACCGGAACGAACCAGATGGAGATTGATATGTTCGTAGAAATCCACGACTACCTCGCCAACCGCACCGCCGCCGTCGAAGTCTACCTTGGCGCCAAGGCCCAGTTTGA